ACAGTTCCTTTAGCTTCATCATAGTAGGAGGTTCCAGTCTTAATAGCTGCAGCATCTGCTATTTGAGATGATACCTTAGTAGCATCATATGCAGGAGCTGTCTCTGTAGGAGTCTCCTGTGCAGTCTTAGCTATATCCTCATATGCAACCCCTTGGGCAGCTGCAACATCCTGAGCATTCTTATTAATGGTTGTAGGAGTTGTAGTTGTCGGGGTCTGCATAGGTTGCTGAGGGAGTGTAGTACTAGGTGTAGGGTTTGGACCTAAGAGCAATCCATAGTCTGCCATATTTAACCTCTATTTGTAATTAATTCTAAGTTGCATCCAAGTACATCCATAGCACCTCTCACAAGATCTGTAGGTGTATCCTTGCCCGGAAGATCTATTCCATCTCTACTCAGTACTGAACTAACAAACTCTGCACACTGCCAGTACCTATCATCTCTGTTTCTACCGAAGTATCCCTTAATGGCTTCCCACTTCGAGTACTTCTCTCCTACTCTCGAGAGTGCAAACTCTTCTGCTTCTATACTTAGTGGTACGCAATTCCTTAATAGAAAGAACTCTTTGAAGTTAGATAGTGGGAATATACGAATCTCAGGTACTACTGCTTCTAATAGAAAGACTCTTTCAGCAACTACCCACGCCATAGCAACGTGGGAGAACTCTGACCTAGTGGCCATCCTTACAATCTGAGACTCTATATCACTCCAAGAGCTCCAGCCAGTGTGTGTGAATGCTATGATATCACCACTAGTTATTGTAGGTCTTACATCCTCATATTTCATATCACATACCTAAGAAGTTCTCAGACCAACCAACCTTATAGTTGTAGTTGAGTGGATCAGAGCTGTTCATCATAAGAGTTCTGTGCTGCTCTGCCTGAGCGAAGAGGGCTGTATCTAGTGCGAATCCCGCCTGAAAGATTTGATTGACAAGAGCTGGAGTAAGAGTCTCAAATGTACCATCCATAGTCTTCCAAGGGATGAGTGGGATAGCAGCTCCAGCAATTAGAAGACCTAACTGTTGGATCCTAGAGTCCTGATCAGAGTGATACCATTTACCTCCAACCTTAAAGCCCCCATTCTTTCTCAGATCCCTCTCAACTTTGATCTTCTCCCACATAGCATCCTTAGCTCTCTCGAGGTTTAGGATCCAGTTATCACCTATGAGGTCGTGATGTGGGGAAGGCTGTGCCCCTAGTGGGGTGTTACCCTCAGAGAGCCAAGACTCTACAGAGGACCATGAGGTACTCCCGGGTCTAATATTCTTAGCTCCAGACTCATTATCTGTATATGTTCCGTCAGATTCTAATGTATACTTTTTCATTTATAACCTAGCGTTTAGTTTGTAAGTGGATCTAAAGAAACCATTAGCTGTAGCGTTTGCTGCTCTAGTTTCTATATATCCATTTGATAGTGCAGTAATAGACCCCACAGTAGCTGCAAAAGATGTGTTAATAGCGTTGGTTAGGATTATCTCAGGTATCGTCCTCATAGGCACTTGATATGGGCTTGATACAAAATAAGAAGCTCCACTTGTCACATTAGCACTAAACATATGACCAACACCTATTTGATAGTATCTACCAACCCTTAAGGAATCTTCGGCTAGAGTGTGCTGGATATTATCACCATCTACAGCCCCCTCTACCAACCTCACTCTAGCTACATCAAAAGTTCCAGACTGATTACCCAATCCTGGAACTATAGGGGCTGACGGGTCACTATCAAACGCGAAGAAGACTCTTAAGTTATCATTTCCACCACCTATAGTTTTCCCTGTTATAGATGGTACACTTACAGTGACTGAGAACTTTGTCCAAGATGTTGTAAGATTAAACGCAGTGTGCCCAAAAGTTACGGGAGTAAGAGTTCCAGACGAACCAAATGATTGTACAAAGTATACACCTAAAAGTTTACTTGCATCAGCCTTTGCATAAAAAGATATTGTCGCATCTTTACCTGCTAAGGTTCTAACATTTTCTATACTTTGATAGATACCTGATCGAGTTGTTCCAACCCCATTTACCACTGCAGCTCTTAAGTAAGACTCAGGTTCTCCAGGGACATCTGTTTGGCCTATAGTAAATGATTGTTTACTTATTGTAGTGGAAGATCCTATCCAATCCATAGCCCACATAGTTGCAGATCCATATCCAGTAAGGCTATGTGATGTTCCCTCTAGCCACGAATTAAAATCTCCATCCACCACATAATCTATCTTTCCATTAACATAAGAAGCTGCCTCAAGTGCTGCAGTCTCTGCATTATTCTCTGAGGTTAGAGCAGCAGCAGCACTGCCTGAGGCCTCTCCAGCTTTGGTAGTAGCTATCCCAGCCTGTGTGGTTGCTATACCAGCTTGAGTAGTTGCAGTGCCCGCTTGTGTAGTAGTTATGCCAGCCTGTGTGGTTGCTGTCCCAGCCTGTGTGGTTGCTATCCCAGCCTGAGTTGCAGCATCAATAGCGTGATCCTCAGACTTAGCAGCCCAATGAAGTGCTGAGTAAGATCCGGGCTCAACCTCTACATCTTCAGCATTCTCAGCCCACCTCTGAGCTAGGTCTGAGTAGAATGACTGATTAGCTGCTACAGTGCTTATATCAACCTCTACCTGCTGTAGGGCTGTATCTACTGCAGAATTGATAGTGTTCAAATCAGCAGCATATATCACATCCCCGTCATTTACTGTTTTACCTACACTGTCGTAATAAGTACTTGCCATTTACATCTGTCTCCCAAGGATAGTGAAATCTGTAATCAGATTCTGCACAGTGTGAAATCTATTATACGCTGTAAGGGTGTAGAGTGATACGCTCATGTTAGAACCTATTCCATGAAGCTTATACATAACCCTGTTAGTGGACTCAGAACCGCCCCATATAGAAGTAGCTGCTCCCCACTCGTCTTCTCCATACACACTACCAGCTCCCATAATATCAAAGAATTCTTCAGCTGCTCTAGTAGTTCCTCTCGCTAGATAATCAAAAGATGGCCGAACTCCGAAAGTCAACTCATCTATAGAAGCTACCTCTAGAGTGATCTGTTGAAAACTCTTCCAATGTCTAGGAGCCTTATAGTGATAATAGGGTGTAGACATTTTAGTATCTATAGGTGCTCCATCAAATGAAGTGCCCGTCTCCATCTTATATAAAAACCCTTGAAGAGATGCGAAGAACATTATAGGGTTCCCAGAAATATCTTTCCCCTCAGTAGCTGAGAGCACTGGGTTTGGATACTGACAAAGTGTCACACCTCTTAGCTTCTTATTATAGAATGAGAAGACTAAGAACCTCCCATCACTGAAGTATAATCTATACTGATTAAGAGGCCTCACTACTACAGAACAAGTAATCTTATCTTTATATTTAAGTAAAGTTCTTTTAATCTTTTCAGATACAGATGCTGTTGCAAAGTCACCGAAGTCTTGAGACGCTTGTAGGGTAGTAACACCCATATCACTCATAAACACAATAGTATCGAACAGTTTCTGAACAGTGTACGGATAGGCGCCAACAACATCTGAGAAGGTTTCAACAGAGTAGTCGACAGCATCAACCCTTCTTATAATACTTATTCTAGTTCTTCCAGTAACTACTACAGTATCTCCAACCATAGATGTGAGTGAAGTAACCTCATATCCTGTCTGGAGTTCTACTGTTCCAATAGTCCAATCTCTAGGATCACTAGTCTTAGACATCTGCACAGATCCACCCGGGTAGGATACTACAGCTCTATCCCAAGTTCCGAGAATGAATACTGGCTTATCGTTAACTCCCATCCCTGCATTTACAATCTTAGTTACTGTAGTTCCATCAAAGACCCTAGCATTGTCTACACCATTAGCCCACAGCACTACAGCACCAAGTCCGGCCTCAGCATAATAGTTCTCTGAGAAGGTGTAGGTTCCTCCAGCGACTAAAGGCTCTGCTGATGTATCTATCTCAACCCAACCAGCTAGGGTGCTTTTATACATTCCAGCAATTATTCCACCAACCTTATCTCTAAAGGCATATACATCACCTTGGAAGGTAAAGACTCCTCTCACAGGACCTTCTCCACCTATACCACCTACTTCACCTATAGCAGCTCTTGCAGCATCTCTAGCTGTATGATCTTCTAGTGTTGCACCTACTTCTGATGGTGAGAGCTGACCATCATACCTTTCATATCCTGAAAGAGATACATAACCACCCGTAGATCCCTCAGTTATGTAATAGTTTTTACAGAGGATAAGTTCTCCAGGCTTCATCTCAAGAGAAGATACAGTCTCATTAAGCCCTCCATCAAATGGTACAACCTCTGTCTTTACTTCTGGAAAACTTATTCTCCGTGGTGTCGTCATGCTATTCCACCTATCTTAAATATTTCTCTAGGTACTTGCTCGCGTACCATCTGGTCATAACCTTCAGTAAACCTTTGAGAATACTCTTGCTGTAGAGCAGACATACTCATACTCAAACAGTAAGAAGCTGTAGCACCATATACAATAACGTTATGATAATCTTCTGGGCACTCTGGAGTGTCTGTAGCTGCTACTAGGTTCTGGGAGGTTTTGTGATAATCAAAATAGATCCAGTAAGCACCATTAGGTTTAGGGAAGATCAGTGCATTGTCTGACTCTCTTATAGTGAACTCTGAAGGAGCTACTGAGGTAGTATCATTCAGGTGCTTCCTAATATAGTAATCATAGGGAAGATACCTAAGCTCTGACTTCTTTCCATCCTTCTCAATGAAGAACGTATGGTTGTAGTATTTTTTGAATCTGTTTGTAGGACCAAATACTTCAACTGGAGTGTAGGTTGTTTTATCAACCTGTGTGGCTATAGAGCTGGAAACCCTCATCCACTTCCAAGTCTTCTTGGAGGTTTGAATATCTCTCCAAACATCTCTCACTATCACCAAGAAGATCTGGTCGTATCCAGTAGTATCTGCTGAAGATGGTCCAGTTCCTTGTACTCCACTTTTGAGTCTTACTTCTTGAGCCATCTTTAGGAAGTTCATTATTTCTTAGATACCCTCTTCTTAGGTTCAACTACTTCT